GTGAAAAAAATCAAAAAACCGCGCCTGACCGGCTGGATTGTGACATCGGTCTTGCTGTTTGGCGTTATCGGGCTGTTTTCCCCCCAGCAGCTACCGGTCACTGTCTATAAACTCTCACTGATCTCTCTCGCCGCCGTATTAGGTTACTGGCTGGATCGGTCGCTCTTTCCCAAAGCGCGCCCTGGCCTGTTTCTCGAACAAGGCGATATTCCCGCCCGTCAAGGGCGTTTTCCGGTTCGGGAAGGGCACCACACGGTTTTTGCCGCCGCGATGTTACGCCGCGCGCTGATTGTCTCAGCCGTTTGCATCGGCGTGGCGATGGGGCTGTGATATGCGATACCTCCTCATCACGCTGTTTTTTAGCGCAATGGCCTGTGCCGATATGGTCCCTCGCGCCGCACAGGGCTACCGCAGCGAAGTGATCCGTAGCGCACGTTTAGACTGGGGGATGAATGCGCCGATTGCCGACTTTGCTGCACAGTTGCATCAGGAAAGCGGCTGGAATCCAAGGGCAATATCACCTGCTGGCGCACAAGGCCTCGCTCAGTTTATGCCGGCGACGTCCGACTGGTTCAGCGGTCTCGTTCCTGAACTTCGCGCTAATCAGCCGTTTAATCCTTCCTGGGCTATCCGCGCGTTGACGGGCTACGATCGCTGGCTGTGGACGCGCATCCGCGCCCGTAATGATTGTGAACGTATGGCCATGACGTTGTCGTCCTACAACGGCGGCCTCGGTTGGTTACAGCGCGATAAGCAACGCGCGAAGATCGCAGGGAAGGACAGGCTCCGCTGGTTCGATCATGTGGAAACCGTTAATGCGGGACGCAGTGCCGCCAACTGGCGTGAAAACCGACACTATCCTGAGCGTATTTTGTATCAGTTGGCGCCACGTTATCTGCATTGGGGGAGGGCAAGCTGTGTGGAATAGCCTGACAACCTTTCTGTCACCGCGCGTGGCGATGGTTCTGCTCGCTATCGCGCTCATGTCCGCCGCCTATTTGACGGGGCGCAATCAAGGCTATCAGCTGGCGCTGGCGCAGGGTAACGCCGCATTGTCGCAACAGCAGGCGGCATTCCATTTACAGCAGCAGCAACAGGCCGAAATGCAAGCCCGGCGATTACGTGCGGCGGCGGACCAATATCAGCAGCAGGTCGTGCGCGGGAATCAACTTGAACAGCGCTATGTGGCTGTACGGCAAAAACTGGCGGCGGATAATGCTGCGTTGCAACGGAAAATTGACCATGTTACTCAACAGTATCTTGACGAAAAAGGGAAGGCTCAGCCTGTGCAGTGTGTGTTTACTCGTGGCTTCGTGCAGCACTACAACGCCGCCTTCGGTTTGTCCTCCCCCGCAAAGATTACCGCCACTGCCCGCCGCGCTGGCTCAGAGACCGGTAGCGGCGCAACCACTGACGCCGAATTACGGCTTTCAGGCGTCACCCAACGCGATATTCTCGCCAACATCAGCGACAACGGAGAACGCTATCAGGCGCTAAGTGCGCAGGTTAATGCGCTGCTCGACTATATTGAGGCGCTACAACAGGCAGGAGAAATAACACGTGAAGATTGAAGTGGAGTTCTGGTCGCTGGTCGGTCTGCTGTTGTCGTTCATGAGTTTCCTGTTTGCCGCGGGGCGTATTCTGCTGACTCAAATTGAAAAACGTCTGAACGAACGCTTTGCCGCATTGGAGGGAGCACGACAAAAGAGCGAGCAAGGGTGGACGCGGCTGGAGCGCGAATTTCTGGAGTTTCGTGCTGATTTACCGCTGATTTACGTGCGGCGTGAAGATTATATTCGCGGCCAGACGGTGATAGAAGCCAAGCTGGACGCGCTTTATAACAAGCTGGAACTGGTGCAGCAGCGGCACTCAGGAGGCAACCATGGCTGACACGCAGCGTACCCGGCAGGAATCGATGCGTTGGCATTTGCTTATCGCCTTAAACAAAACTCGCCCCTATACCGCAAATGAACGGTTTCTGTTGGCGCTGATGCAGAGGCTTTATACCGACGCATCAGTGCCGGAGTTGCGTCATGCGTTGGACTATCTTGCCGAGCGCAAAATGGCGGTGCTCACCAAAGAGGTGGGTGGGATATGGCTGGCTAATCTTACTCGTCTTGGTGTCGACGTCGTCGAATACGCGGTTGATTGCATAGCCGGCATTGCCCGACCGGAAAAATACTGGGAACGGTGATCCTGCACCGTTTTTTTTCCTCCTCTCTTTTCACTTCACCGGGTTTTTACGCCAGCGCCGCACGCTGGCTTTTTTTGTATGAATAATTTTATTTTTCATCGGGTTACTTGTTTTTCAGGACGCTGATACGCCCGTTTTTCTAAAGCAAATTAAAAGCCGTCGTTCGCGCCTGTCCGGATAATCGTCCCATCAACACCACGGGATGAACGGATGAATACCAAACCACTTATTGATGCAGTGATTGCTCACCTCCAGCAACGCTTACCCGCCCGCCGGATTGTGCCATATCCGGAACACCTGCAAACAACCGGAGGGGGGGCGCAGGGCGATGTGCTGGTCGGGTATCGCGGCTCCGAGTTTTCCGCACCGGAAGATGTGCATTCCCCGGTGCAGACACAGCGTCCGCAGTTAATGGTTGCCGTGTTGCTACCGGAGTTGGATGGAGAGGATGGCGTGCTGGCCACGCTCGATATTCTCCGTCAGACGCTGGGAGGATACCGGCTGCCTGACTGTCATCGCGGTATCCGGCTAATACGCGACCGCTACGTGGGCTACACCGAAGGGCGCTGGCATTACGCCATCGACTGCACCACCGAGACCCTTTTTATTGAAGACCGGGAGCTAACGGATGGTCCGCTGCTTACCACGGTTAATTATGAGGAGAAAGACGCATGAAATACCGCTATACCGGCCCTGCCAGCGGCGTCACGCTGGCCGATGGTCAGGAAATTCTGCTTTGGCCCGCTCAGGTGACTGAACTGCCGGCAGATCATGAATATGTGAAAACGCTGATCGCACTGGGCTATTTGCAGCCCGTCGCGGGTCAGAATCAGGCTGATAACGCAACGGAGGTGACCCTTGGCCGCTAATTATTTACATGGTGTCGAAACGGTTGAAGTCGAAACCGGCGCCCGTCCGGTGAAGACGGTGAAATCTGCGGTGATCGGGCTGATTGGTACGGCGCCGCAGGGTGCGGTTAATGAGGTTACGCTGTGTCTGTCTGAAAAAGACGCGGCGCAGTTTGGTAGCCAATTCGGCGGCTATACCATCCCGCAGGCGCTGGAGGCGATTTACGATCATGGCGCAGGGACGGTTCTGGTGATCAACGTACTGGATCCGGCTCTGCATAAATCCTCTGTGAGCGCAGAAAACGTCACGTTTGATAAAGCGACCGGGACGGCGCAGCTGGCGAATCGCGTCATCGCTAATCTGGTACTGACGGCAAAAGAAGGCGGTGAGCCGTTCATCGAAGGTCAGGATTACACGCTGGATGCGCAAACCGGTAAGCTGGAAAACTTGGGTAAAAATATTGACGCTGCCGCCGTGGTCAGCGCGTCCTATGACTTTGCTGATGTCACGAAAGTGACTGCCGCCGACATCATCGGCAGCATCAACGCCGCGGGCAAACGCACTGGTATGAAGCTGTTGAACGATACCTACAACCTGTTCGGATTCTTCGCCAAGATTCTGATTTCGCCGGTGTTCTGTACGCAAAACAGCGTAACGACCGAGCTGATTTCTCTGGCGGATAAACTGGGCGCGATGGCCTACATCGATGCGCCAATCGGTACCACTTTTGCACAGGCGCTGAGCGGCCGTGGTCCGGAAGGCACGATCAACTTTAACACCAGCTCTGAACGCGCTCGTCTGTGTTATCCGCACGTCAAAGTGTACGACGCACAAACCAACAGCGAACGTCTGGAACCGCTATCGGCGCGTGCCGCCGGTCTGCGCGCCAAAGTCGATCTGGAAAAAGGTTTCTGGTGGTCGTCGTCCAATCAGGAAATCAAAGGGATCACCGGCGTAGAGCGCCAGCTGTCCGCGATGATTGACGATCCGCAGAGTGAAGTGAATCTGCTGAACGAACAGGGCATCAGCACTATCTTCAACAGCTACGGTTCCGGTCTGCGTCTGTGGGGCAATCGCACCGCCGCCTGGCCAACCGTGACGCACATGAAGAACTTCGAAAATGTGCGCCGTACCGGCGATGTGATTAACGAATCGATCCGCTATTTCAGCCAGCAGTACATCGACATGCCGATCAATCAGGCGCTGATCGATGCGCTGGTGGAATCGGTCAACGCCTACGGTCGCAAGCTGATCGGTGACGGCGCGCTGCTGGGCTTCAAGTGCTGGTTTGATGCCGCGCGTAACGAGCAAACCGAGCTGGCGGCAGGGCACCTGTTGCTTAACTACAAATTCACTCCGCCGCCGCCGCTTGAGCGTCTGACCTTTGAGACGGAGATCACCTCGGAATACCTGGTAACGCTGGAGGGCACTCACTGATGGCCGGGAAAATTGAAGTAAACCGTATTACCAACGCCAACATCTACATCAATGGTACTAACCTGCTGGGGCGCGCGCAGGAAATCAAACTGCCGGATGTCGCCATGATTATGCAGGAGCACAAGGCATTGGGGATGGTCGGCAAAATCGAACTGCCTGCGGGCTTCGACAAGTTGGAAGGCGAGATCAAGTGGAATTCCTTCTACCGCGAGGCGATGCTGGCGGCGGCGAATCCGTACCAGTCGCTGGCGTTGCAGTGCCGATCCAGCGTGGAACGCTATGGCTCTCAAGGCCGTATCGAAGAAGTGCCATTGGTGACGTACATGACCATCATGTTCAAAAAGAACCCGTTGGGAACGTTCAAACAGCATGAAAACCCGGATTTCAGCAGCGCGTTCAACTGTACCTACATCAAGCAGGTAATGAACGGTGAAGATCTGCTGGAGTTGGATTACATGGCCAACATTTTCATGGTGGGCGGCGTGGATCAACTGAACAGCTATCGCGCGAATATCGGCGGTTAATTCAGCGTTTATTCATTAAAACGAGAAAGGGGCTTCGGCCCCTTTCTCATGCCCGTCATCCCCGTTTTCTAATTTGCTTTAAAATCATGCTGGCCTACCGCGCGCGATACTGCTCCCGTCATTTACTAAGGAGCTGTTATGCACACTGAAACTTATTCTCTGCAATTCCCCTATACCACCTCTGCCGGTCAGCGTGTGGAGTCTATTTCGCTCAAGCGCCTGAAAGTCAAAGACATCAAGGCCGTGAAAAAAATCAGCGATGATCCCAGCAACTGGGACGATGCCCTGCTGTCGCGTATGACGGGGCTGGTGCCGGAAGACATCGATGAGATGGACGCGCAGGACTACATGGCGCTGCAAAAACGATTTCAGCAACTTCTTGGGTTGGATAACGCAGCCGGCACTGCTGTGGAAAGCACAGGCTCTGCTGGCGAGGTGGTTTCGCTTTCAGCCGAGTGAGATTGATGCGCTGGAACTGGATGATTTTGAACGCTGGCTGGATGAGGCTGGCGAACAGATAAGACGTGAGAACGGTGAGGAAGACGAATGACTGACAGGATTAAGTAGGCCCTCTCCACCATAACCCGGCCAGCGACAGGACGCTGGCCGTTTTCACCCTGATCACCTGTCTTCTTCTCTCTTGTTTAGCGTCCGACCTTTCCTCGCTGTATCCCCGTTGTGATGGGAAATCAAACCGGAACGGCGCAAGCCGCCGTCTCCAATCCGCCCCATAAGGGGTTTTCTGAATGAGAGTGAACCGTGGATATGCTTTTAAACGGTGTCATGCTGGGCAGGGCGTTGGGCGCCGTGCTGGATGACACGAAAAAATCGCTATCGTCGCTTAGCGATAGCGTCAGACAAATGCAGGAGTGGCAGCGCCTGCTGAATCAGTCGTTGGAGCGTTTTGTCACCGTCAGTTCGCAGTTGACGTCCCGGTTGAACCGGTCGCTACGCGAATTAGAGATCAATCAGGAACGGTTGGCGCGTAGCCAGCCACGCCAGGAAACGCTGCTCAATCGTCGGGATGAACTCGCCGGTGATTTTCAGACCAAACGTGGGCAGTTCGGTTCTGTTATGAAACCGATCGTGGCGTCGGTCACGCGCTATGCGTCATTTGAGGCGCAATTGCGTGACATCAGTGTTACCAATGGGATTGCGAGTGAACAGGAAAAGCTGATGGGGCAGCGCCTGCGTCAATCTGCACAGTTGGTGAACCAAACGCCGGATGCGTTGCTCGGCAGCGCCGGACAACTGCTCGCGCGCGGCATGTCGCCGTATCAGGCGACGGATGCGGCGGCGGTGCTGGGGAAAACCTCAACGGCCTCCGGCGCGGCGCTGTCCGATCTTACCGCGCTGGCGAGTACGTTGGATAAGGTGTTTAACCAGAAAGGGGCGAAGGCACTGGAAGAATCCTTCTCCCGCATGCTGGCGGGAACCAGGCAGGGTTTTTCCATAGCGTCGATGGCGCAGTATGCGAACGCGCTGGCGCCGGGATTTGCCGCTATGGGAGCGACGGGGGATCAGGCGCTGAGCCAGTTGGTTTCCAGCCTGAGTGCCACGAAAGGCGCGGAGACGGAAGTGCACACGGCCGCTCGGCTGGAAAGCTTTATGAATGCCGTGGGGCGAACGGACATTGCCGATAGCTACAACAATGCTGGCGTGGATTATCACGCGTCGCTGAACAGCTATATGAAAGGCGGATATTCGCAGTATGACGCGGCGGTTCAGATCGGTAACCGGTTTATCGACAGCAAAGGCAGCCAATTCCGGCAGCAGTGGGACAGGGCCAGCAACGCAGGCAATGTGGACGCGCAGCAAAGTCTAATGCAGCGCTACGGCTTGCAGGCGGTGTTCCGTACGCCAGAGGCAGTGAACCATACGCTGTCGATGAAGCAAAACTGGGAACGCTATCAAGCGAATCAGCAACGGATGAACAGCCCGGCAGCCACGCAAACGCTGGGTCTGGACTTTGCCCGACAGAACGACACGCTGACCGCACGCTGGAAGCAAATGAGCCTATCCGTTCTGAATATCGCACTTAACGTGGGGGAAGCGCTGACGCCGGTGCTGCTTTCTCTGAGCGATATGCTCATCCCCATTCTGAACCAATTAGTGACCTGGACCGCGGCGAACCCGGAACTGGTTCGTGGGATCGTGGTGGCGGTTGCGGGTTTCTTTGGGCTAAGAATGGCAGTGAGCGGAGTGAGGCTGGGAATTACCGCGCTGCTTTTACCTTTGCAGAGCGTTTGGCGCGGCATTCTACAGATTCAGCGTGGCTGGCAGTTATTCAATGCGGGATTAAAAACGACGGGCGCGTTGCAAGGTATCGGGGCGACGTTGAATAGGCTGGTTGGCGGAGCCGCAACATTAGCGCGCATGCTTGGCGGTACATTGCGTAGCGGCCTCATGATAGCAGGCCGGGCGGTGGTGTTTCTGGGGCGTATGCTGCTGATGACGCCTATTGGCCGGATAATTACCGTAATTGTGGGCGTAGTGACGTTGATTTACCAATATTGGGAGCCGATTGTCACCTTTTTCAAGAGCCTGTGGTCACGCGTCAGTCAGGCGTTTAATGCGGGGGTAGCGGCGCTCAAAAATGCGGTATCCGGCGGTGTAATGGGGATTGCGGCTTTCCTGCGCGACTGGTCACCGTTCGGCGTGCTGTATTCCATCTTTGCTGATACCGTCAGCGAATTGGGCATTCAGCTTCCGGGGCGCTTCAGTGCACTTGGCGGCGCGATGATTGACGCGCTAGTCAATGGGCTAACGAATGCGTTTCCTGAGTTAAAAAACATTCTGCAAACGATCGACAAGTTTCTTCCCGATAGCGTTAAAGACTTTCTGGGCATCGGCTCGAAAACGGTTGCTACTGTCACTCGCGGGCAATCTGCGCCTGTCAGTGCCGTCACGCCGCCAACCCCGCAACAGCGGGTCGCAATGGCGCCATCCGTCGGACGAGCGAAGGGAAACGCCGGCAGCGAAAATCCTTCCGAACGTGTTCAGGTTGCCTTTTCTCCCACCATTTACCTCAACGGCCAGAAGGGCGCGCCTACGCCTGAAATGACCAGGACGCTGACGCTCAGCATGAATGAACTGGAAAATATGTTGAATAAGCTGCTCGCTCAGCGCGAGCGCAGGGGGTACGCCTGATGTTTGCAGTATTAGGAAATATTGAATTTAACGTGATCGCCTACTGGGATGGTTTTGATGCGTCATTCGGTGCCGATTATGCCGAGCATAGTCGTATCGAAGGCAAACCCGGTCTGCAATTCATCGGCGCGAAGCTGGACGAAATTCGTATTAGCCTGGCGTTTCACCAACAGTACTGCACGCCGGATGTGGAGCTGATGCGGTTGAATGAGGCGATGCGGGCGCATCAGGCGATGGCGCTGGTCTTCGGTAACGGCGATTATCGCGGTTGGTTTGTGATAACCGCACTCACCTCAACCAGCCAGCACACCGACGCGAAGGGGAACATATTGGCGATGAATGCCGAGCTGACGCTGCGGGAATACATTGGCGACCCGAAGGATCCGCTCAAGCCGCCCGCGATAAAAGCCCCGATGCCTAACGTCAGCGCCATCACCAAGGCGGTCGAGAAAATGAGTGACTTTGCGACCTCGCTACGCACGGCCGTCACGTATGCCAGGAAGGCGCAATCGGCCTTTAAAGCGGTGAAAACCACCGTGCAGTTGGTAAAACGGATGAAGAAAAATCCCGAAACCGCACTGTTGCAAATTCCCGGGTTGCTCACGCAAGTCGGAAATGTATTGACGCCGTTAAGTGAGGTGGAACCGGCGTTTAAAAAAACGGCGGAAACCATAACTGAGGCGGCGGCTCAGGCAGAGAAGATGATGCCTGAAATTACCGCGGTCAATAACGCAGCGAATGACACGCTGAAACAGGTCAGGAAAATTGCCGAGTTGTTGCAGGACGTCAATAGCAAAAACGTCATCGAGACGCTGGAAGCCATCAGTAAACATGTTGATGCCACTAGCGACACCTTTAAAAAGGCCGAACCTGCGTTGAGCAAGCTGACGGCGGAAATCGTGAAGAGGGTTAAAGATGCATATTGAACATGTCACCACGCAGAGTGAGCGATGGGATACCTTGTCCTATCGGTATTACGGCGATCCGCTTGGCTATCCACGAATTATTGCCGCTAACCCGCATGTCCCCATTGTGCCGCTGTTGCCATCGGGTCTGGTGGTGCGGATCCCGATTATTGAGCAAGCAGAGACCCGCAAGACGGAGGATACCCCACCATGGCTGCGTTAACGGAAGAACGGTTTTCTCCTGGGATATCTGACGTCCTGCAACCGACGTTCACGCTGTGGTATCAGCAAAAAGATATCACCAATGATATCGCGCCGTATGTCACCAGCGTGACCTATACCGACAGCATCAAGAATGAATCGGATGCGATTGAGGTCAGACTGGATGATACCGACGGCCGCTGGCTGGATAAGTGGTATCCCGGTACCGGCGATACCTTGTCGCTAAAGCTAGGCTATCGCGGTGAAACGCTGTTTAACTGCGGCACGTTCTCGATTGATGAGATTGAGGTCAGCGCGCCGCCCAGCGAAGTGACAATTCGCGGCGTGGCGACATCCGTTAATCGTGCGCTGAGAACCCAATCAAGTCGGGGATTTGAAGGGACAACGCTCGCCGCCATTGCGACGCGTATTGCGAAAAAGCATCAGTTGATACTGGTAGGAACGATTCAAAGTATCAGAATCGATCGCGTGACGCAGTATGCGGAAACCGATGTCGCATTTCTAAAGCGGCTCGCCAGCGAATATGGCTATGCCGTGAAAGTGGTCAGCGACCAACTGATCTTTTCCCATCTGGCGACGCTACGCGGTCAGGAGCCGGTTCGACAGGTTACACCGACGGATGTCACACGTTTTTCACTGCGCGACACCATCAGCCACGTCTACAAAAACGCCAAGACGAAATATCAGAAAGGGAGCGAAAAGAAACTGATGGTTTATAACGTCGACGGGCGTGTGGAAAACGCCATGAAGTCTGCCGGTGTGGCGACCAGTGCGGATACGTTGAAAGTGAACGCGCGCGCGGCAGATGCCTCAGGGGCAAAAATAAAGACGGCTGCCGCGCTGGATGCGCACAACGAAAAACAGCAAACGGGATCGATGACATTGATGGGTAGCCCGCAACTGGCGGCGGGAAATAAAATTGAGCTGGTGGCGTTCGGTCAGCTTTCGGGGCACTGGCTGATCGATTCGGCTCGCCATGTTCTGGAACGTGGCCGTGGTTACACCACAGAGATTGGACTGACTCGCGGGCCGATTACGGCGGGCAAGCGAAATCCGGACGGCGGAAAAACGCTGGTGACATACCACCCGGATGGCAGTTCGACAACGCGGAAAGTCAATAACCATAAGGAGAGGACATCATGAGTTTATCTCGCCGAATTGGCACCATCAGCGCGGTGGATGAAAAACTTGTCATGGTCCGCGTGCGTCTACCGGAGTGCGACAACCTGCGCACTGCCTGGCTGCCGGTATTACAGCGCAATACGCAGAATAATCGGGATTATTGGTTGCCGGATATTGGCGAACAGGTCGAGGTCTTGCTGGACGGCAACGGTGAAGACGGTCTGGTATTGGGCGCGATTTATTCCGCGACGGATGTGCCAGCCTTGGCGGATAAAAACAAAAGGGCGGTGACGTTCGCTGATGGCGCACAGATTGAATACGATCGCCGAACGCATACGTTAACGATCAACGGCGGCGTGCAGCACATCGCGATTAGCGGCGGTATCGACGTGGTGGTTAATGCTGAACGTGTCACTCTCGATGCGCCAGAAACGACGGTGACTGGCAAGCTCGTGGTACAGGGTGCGTTATCCTACGAGAATGGGATGTCCGGTTCCGGCGGCGTCAGCTTCAGCGGCGATGTCACCGTCTCCGGCAACGTCAGCGCCAGCGGCAGCGTCATGGACGCCGGCGGCAACTCCAATCATCACTCGCACTAACGTTTTTCTAAACCGCTTTAATATTTCTTCCTCTCACCGGGGGCGACAATAGCCCCCTATGAAAACTCAATCTGTTTTTTGGCAACCGGCGCTGCAACGTCCCGGCGACATCGTCGAAGGAACGGCAGATATCCGGCAGGCGATTCACATCATCCTGCGGACTCCCTGCGGCAGTGACCCACATCGGCCTGACTTTGGTAGCCGTCTACATCTGTATCTCGATTATCCGATCGATCGTGCGATCCCGCATGTCGTCAGAGAATCGGTAGAGGCGATCAAACGATGGGAACCTCGCTGCCAGCTATTGGCGGTTAAACCTTCTGTGAATGGGGATCACCTGACACTGCTTGTTAGCTGGAAAACTGCTAACGGCGCGACACAGACCACGGAGTTGTTATGGCGCTGACAGAACCCGATTTTATTGAACGCGATGCGGCGAAGATCACCGCTGAAATGATCGCGAAATATGAAGCTGACTCAGGGAAAACACTCTATCCGGCGCAGGCGGAACGCCTGCTGATTAACCTTTTTGCCTACCGGGAAACCTTATTGCGTAGCGCGGTTCAGGAAGCCGCCAAGCAGAACCTGGTCGCGTTTGCTCGTGCACCGATGCTGGATTATCTGGCTGAACTGGTTGGCGTCTACCGTTTGGCGGCGCAACCGGCGCGGGCAGAGCTCCGTTTCACCGCCGAAACGCCCTTACTCAGCGATCTGCTGATCCCGGCGGGTACGCGCGTCAGCGCCTCTGATAGCGTAATTTTCGCGACAGACAACGACGCGTTACTGCGAGCGAACGGCAGCGGCGTCACGGTGGTGGCGACCTGCACCGAGACTGGTGACGTCGGCAATGACTGGTTGCCCGCCCAAATCAGTACGCTACTGGATGATATTGGTGATAGCGATTTAAGCGTCACGAATATCACTAAGAGCAGCGGCGGTTCCGCCGAAGAAGATGACGATCGCCTGCGTGAACGTATTCAACTGGCGCCGGAATCGTTTAGTACGGCGGGCTCGAAGCTGGCGTATCGCTTCCACGCGATGCGTGCACATCAAAATATTGTCGACGTCGCGGTGCTGTCGCCCGAACCGGGCGAGGTGGTGCTTTATCCGTTGCTCAGTACCGGCCTGCCGGACAATAGCCTGCTTTCGCTGGTGGAAAGTTTTTGCTCCGACGAACAGGTGCGTCCACTGACCGATTTTGTCTCCGCCAAATCCCCCACTCAGGTGGATTACGCTATTAACGCCAAACTGACGCTGTTTAACGGTGAACAGGCTGGCGTCGTTCAGGCTGCGGCGGAGAAAGCGGTACAGGCCTGGGTTGAGACCCGTACTGCAACGTTGGGACGGGACATTGTCCCAAGCCAGATTATCGCCGCGCTCTCCATCCCCGGGGTGTATCAGGTGGAGCTCGTTTCTCCAACATTGATGGTACTTGATGACAGCGAATGGGCGAACTGCACGGGTATCAGTATCGGCGTCGTCGGGGTGTCGAATGGTTGATTCATTGCAATTGCTGCCGCCACCGCTGGCTGCCGATGCCCGTTTTCGTTCGTTGGCGAGGTTGGCCGATCGATTTGATGACATCGATCTGAATGCTTTGTTGGTTTATCTGGTCGACATCGCGGATGAAAGTGCTTTGCCCTGGCTGGCCGAACAGTTCTCGTTATTTGGTGACGGCTGGGAACTGGCGGAGTCGGATGATTCCAAACGTGCCTTGATCAAAGCCGCCATTGACCTGCATCGCAGCAAAGGTACGCCCTGGAGCATTAAAGAGATCATCCGCCGTCTTGGCTTCGGCGACAGTACGTTGATCGAAAATATTGGTCGTCTGAGCTACGACGGTGAAACCACCTACAACAGCCTTTATGTACACGGCGACAAAGCGGCGTGGGCGGTTTATCGCGTCCTGCTAAAACAACCGATTACCAACGATCAGGCCAGAATGTTGCGCAATGCCATTGGGGCGTTTGCTCCGGCGAGGTGTCACCTGGCCAGCATCGAATATTGGGAAGTGCCTATCCGCTACAACCGGACGGCAATATACGACAGTAACTACAATCACGGGAGCGCTTGAACATGGCGAATTTGTCAGAGAACCCACAGTGGGTTGACGGCATTTATCAAATCGAAACGTCGGATCCGGTCGTGGGTGGACCCGACGGCATTTCAAATCGGCAGGCTAAAGAACTGGCCAGTCGCACCAGTTATTTGAAGAAAGAGCAGGAAAAAACAGGCAGCGATCTGGCGGCTCACGCCGCCGCCGCCGATCCGCATACGCAATACGCGCCGAAGGCGAATCCAATCTTCACCGGCACGCCGAAAGCGCCAACGCCAGCAACCGACAGCAATAGCCAGCAGGTGGCGACAACGGCGTTTGTGAAATCTGTTGCGGCAGCGTTAGTGAATGGCGCGCCCGCGGCATTGGATACGTTACAGGAACTGGCGAAAGCGATTGGCAACGATCCAAATTTTTCGACAACCGTATTAGCAGAGTTAGCGAAAAAGCTCCCGCTGTCTGGCGGAACGATGAACGGAACGCTGGTTTCCTCAATAGCTGACGCATTGCGCATGGTGAATGGTGGCTACGGTGTCACCCTGCGTAATGATGGTAGTGATTTTTACTTATTGCTGACCGATAAAGATGATCCGTTAGGTAAATGGAACAGTTTGCGCCCGTTCAGGATTAATCTGGCTACGGGTGATGTCGCGCTGGGGCATAAAGTTGATGCCAACACGCTGCTGGAAAAAGGCCAGCGCGTTTATAGTCCCAATAATAAGCCGACTGCCGCGGATATCGGTGCTTTGCCTGCAAATGGAACAGCGGCATCGGCGACCAAACTGTCAATGGCCAGGAAAATTGCTGGTGTGGCATTTGACGGCACTGCGGACATTGTGCTCACACCAGCTAATGTGGGGGCGCTACCTGCCGCAGGCACGGCGGCGGCGGCGACTAAACTGGCTGTTGCGAGGAAAATTGCAGGCGTGGCGTTTGATGGTACGGCGGATATAGATATTAACTCTCAGGGTGTTTTCGCTACCTCTTTATCTATTGGCAATGCCGTGGATTTGAATACCTATACTTCCCCAGGGTTATACCATCAGGCGCAAAATGTGCAGGCCGCTTCAGGAAAAAACTACCCAGAAGCGCAAGCGGGGTCTCTTGAAGTACTGAAACATGCTGGTATTACGCAGATTTACCGTATCTACAATAATTCCCGTTGTTACAAACGGACCCAATATTCGGGGGCGTGGTCTGCATGGGTGCTGAATTACGATACGGCAAATAAGCCTACAGCGGCGGATGTTGGTGCTTTACCTGCAGGCGGGACGGCAGCAGCCGCAACCAAACTGGCGACAGCTCGAACCATTAACGGCGTGGCATTTGACGGCACAGCGAATATCGCTCTAACGCCGGCAAATATCGGGGCATTGCCAACTGCAGGAACGGCAGCGGCAGCGACTAAACTGGTGACAGCACGCAAGATCAATGGTGTTGCATTTGACGGGACAAAAGATATCACCCTTACTCCCGAAAACCTCGGTTTTAAAGAAATCATTGAAACGGGGACTGGTACTGGATATTACTGGCGAAAATATGCAGGTGGGGTAATTGAGATTTTTGCAAATGTTGATGTCATCATAGGTGTGACACAAGATGTTTTATTTCCTGTAAAAACGAAAGACGTGATCTTTATTGTTACTAATGACATTGGGGGATATGCAGGACCTAATGCGTATACAGTGCGCGTGAGTAATGTGACTAACGCCGGATTTTCCGTTTCCTGGGATCGTTTTAATGAACACGGCAGTGGTAATACAAAAAGGCTGTACTATCACATTATTGCCAATGTTGCATGAATTAGTGGCCCACTGGGCCACAATACACACTACGCCAATTTAATGACTCGCAAACGGTATTTTGCACTGTTTATAGCTGAGTTCCACGGGTTAACGTCCCATACCCCACCTCGACTAATTGCATTTGTGCCAGTTTTCACAATGATTGTTTTTTCATTTAAAAATCCGGCAGCGATGCCAAATGTCGAACCAGCATTAGTTCCCTCATAGATGCAGTTAGGTGCTACCCCCCATTCATTATCAACCTGCAGCTCAACCTGAATTACGCAACCCAATGTTTCGAATGGGCTGGCCACCTCTAACCGACTATTTACTGTAATTGTGGCAGGAGCGCTGGCAGAGCCATTTGGATAAATAACAGATTCTACAAAACCGAGGTTTTCAGGAGTGCTTACTCGTTCCTAATTTGAAAGAATCGCTGCTTTTGTGATGAATGGGAACTTGTTAAACATGGCGAAAATCGGTTACATGCGTGTATCAACAAATGACCAACGGAGTGATTTGCAGCGTGATGCGGCTTTGTTGAATAAATAAGATTCCGTGCGAACATCCCTGTAGCGGGTCGGATTATCAGGCAACACGCACGCTTTCTGGCATACCTGCCTTCGTCATTTTGTTCAGTGCACGTACCATGGCCAGAGCCTCTGCAACCTGACCATCGTAGTCACGTAGTGTCAGTGAACCTCCGAACAGCTGTTTTACCCGATACATGGCCGTTTCCGCTATAGCGCGACGGTGATATTCCGTTGTCCATTTCCACCGTGCATTGCTTCCGCTCAGCCGCTGATTAGCAACGGCACAGTTGCGGTCCGCATACTCACCGGGCCAGTAACTCGCTCCCTTTCGGGGAGGAATGAGGGCGCTGATTTTCTTACGGCGCAGTTCATCGTGACATAACCGGGTGTCGTAAGCGCCATCGGCGGCGACTGACCTGATTTTCCGGTGGGTCTGCCGGATTAACCCGGGGAAGGCCTCTGAGTCTGTAACGTTGTTAAGCGACAGGTCGGCACAGATGATTTCATGTGTTTTGCTGTCAACGGCCAGATGCAGCTTTCGCCAGATACGCCGGCGTTCTTTGCCGTGTTTTTTGACTTTCCATTCGCCTTCACCGAAGACCTTCAGCCCGGTGGAATCAATCACCAGATGCGTGATTCTACCCCGGGTGACGGTTTTAAAACTGACATTGACCGACTTTGCCCGCTTGCTGACGCAGGTGTAATCCGGACAGCGTAGCGGAACGCCCATCAGGGTAAAAATGGAATCAATGAAACCCTGTGCAGCCCGCAGGGTCAGCCGGAATACGCGTTTAATCACCAGAACGGTAGTGATGGCAAGGTCTGAATAGCGCTGAGGCCGTCCGCGTGATGCGGGCGTAGCTGACTCATACCAGGCCTTAATTGCTTCGTCATCCAGCCAGAAAGTCATGGAGCCACGGTTGATAAGCGCTTTGTTATAGGTGTGCCAGTTGGTGATTCTGAACTTCTGCTTTGCCAC